GGTGGCATCCAAATAGCGTGATCTGTCGTGTAACGCCCGACGATCCGTTGAAGCAGCCGAAGCTGATGAAGGAGGTCTCCTGGGGCGTGCGCCATCCGGTTGAACTGTCCTGCGAGGCTACGACGCTGCAAGAACTGTCGATCCTGCACGCCACGGTGACGGACCCGGAAGCACGCGAACACCTGACGCTGATCCTGTCGCCTGTGCCGCCACCCGCTGCACCGGACGGTGTCTGGACGGTGGATACCGAGTTCCAGCTTGCGGCGATTGAGAAGCGCATGAAGGAGGGGGTGTGAGAATGTTGCCGAAGCGTGTGGCGCGGGGAGAGCCGGGAGTGTACGCCGAAGCTAAGGCGTATCCCAAGTGCCAAGCGCAGTGCGAGAGTCACCCACACACACCGTGCAAGCGGTATGGGCGCCATGCGTACGGCGGGTGGTTGCTTTGCCGCCAGCACATGGAAATGCTTCGCAGGGCGCGGAGGAGGCCATGACCGACCCCGTAGCCTCCTTCGAGCGCGCCTTTGCCGAACACGTCGGAGCCGACTACGCCATCGCACTCGTGAATGGTACCGCAACCCTGCATACCGCACTCGTGGCCCTTGGTGTCGAGCCTGGCGACACGGTGGCTGTGCCGCCACTGACTATGAGTGCGACCACGATTGCCGTACTGCATGCGGGAGCGGATCCGGTGTTCTGCGATGTGGACCCGAGGACGTGGCTGATGGATGCTATCAGTGCGGCGCGGCGTGGGTGCGCCCAGATCCCGGTGTCGTTGTACGGGTTGTCCTATCCCACGGTTTGCCGCGACCCGTTCGGCCGTGCGCTCACCATCGACGATGCGGCGCAAACGCTACGCCGCCATGACGGGCGCTTCGCCTTCACCAGCTATTCCTTCCAAGCCTCCAAGATCCTCGCCCTCGGTGAAGGCGGCATGCTCGTCACCAATGACGAAGACCTGGCCCGCCGTGCCCGTGAGTTCTCCTCCCTCGGCTACCGCATGGACCCGCGCCAGCCACGGATCAGCAAGGCGGCGCTGAAGCATCCCGGCTACCAGCGTCACCACTCGCTCGGCTGGAACTATCGCATGAGCCCGCTGGTGGCTGAGCGTGGGCTGGCACTGATGCCGCATGTGGAGCTCCTGAAGCAGATCCGCAACCAGTGCGCCGACCTGTACCGCGCCGCTATCCAGGACTGCACGTGGCTCACGCCGCAGCATGTGCCGGACGGGTGGCAGCACGACTACTGGACGTTTGCCGTAGCCACGGACACGCGGGCCCGTTGCCTGTGGCTGCTGGACGCCGTGGAACGCCACGGTGGAGAAAGACCGTATCCGGCGTGGCGAATCACTTTTCAAGAGCCAGCCTTTCGCCACCTGGCGCTCGACGGCACGTGTCCGGTGGCTGAGGATCTGCAGCCGCGACTCGTTCAGCTACAAACGAACAATCTGACGAGCGCGATTAGGAACGCCCGCGCACTGAGCCGGGCTATTGAGGAGGCGGGATGATGGAGATGCTGTGTCTTGTTGTGTTCCTGGCGGCCCTGGCGGGTATGGCCGTGTGCGCCGTTGGGATCGCCTACACCGTCTGGCGAAATAGGGACTAGCCCAATGCCGCTCTACGAGTATTGCTGCCGACACTGTGGCCGCACCCATACATGCCTGCGCAAGTTCGAGCGCCGCCTGGACGCTGTAGCCTGCGTCTGTGGCGCCAAGATGGATTGGATGTTCCCGGTTCCGCACATCGAGCCGGATGGGATCTATTCCTACGCGCCCAACATCGGCACCGCTGAGGATTGGGAGCGCAAACAGGGCAAGATCAAGGAACGCGAGGAGCAGAACGCGGAACGGAGGAATCGTTGACGCAGGTAACCGTTGGCGACATATTCCGAACAACGACCAGCGGCCCCACAGCGGCCCGTGTCACCATGACCATCATGGCGATCCGGGCTCTTGTTTTTTCCGTGGTACGCTGTCCTGAGTGTGGGCGCCGCCTCATGGACGTGCCTGGCGAGCCACTGGTCTATGTGCGCACGGTGGCGAAGGACCAGGCAAGCGGACAGGGCCGCATCGTGTCCTGCAAGCGATGCAGCAGCCTGGTCGAAGTGATCGAGTACGAGGAAGGGGGCGACGATGGCCGATGACATCACAAAGGCAGTGCGAAGCTACTCGCAGCACAGCGATGAAGAGGTGATCGAGGCGCTACAGAACTCGCGCGGCCTGGTGCGCTACGCCGCCGCCGCACTCGGCGTGACGCGCAGCGCCGTCTACCAGCGGCTCCGGGCCAACCCGGAGATCGCCGCCGCCAGGGAAGAGGCGAAGGAGGACCAGCTTGACCGGAGCGAGCACGCGCTGTTCGCGGCCGTGGACAAAGGTGAAGCCTGGGCCATTGCGTTCCACCTGAAGTGCATCGGGCAGTCACGCGGCTACATCGAGCGCCAGCGGGTCGAGCACTCAGGCGACGAAGAGCATCCGATCCGCCTCCGTGTGGGCCGCATGAGCGACGAGGAACTTGTCCAGAAAGCCACCGCCATCACCAACCGGCTCGCCGCCATCAAGGGCAATGGGTCTCACGGATGACGAGCGCGCCGCGCTGCAGGCCCTGGTCTGGGAGTATGCCGACCTCGCGCCCGATGACGCGGATGCGCATTTCGGCGACTGGCTCAAGGTGGCGCGTCCTGAGTTCCAGTGGACCGCCGTCCATTTCGTCCACATGCAGGCCGCGCTGGATCGCGTCACCGCCGGTGAGCTCCGGCGCGTCCTGTTCAACGTCGCAGTCCGGCACGGCAAGACCGAGCACAATACAATCGGCTACGGCGCGTACCGGATTGAACGTGCTCCCACAACGCGCATCCTCGTTTGCACCTACTCACAGCAGCAGGCCCACAAGCTATCGCGCGACATCCGGCGCCTGGTGCGCGTCCGTGGCGTCCCGCTGTCGCCTGACCGGGATTCAGTGTCCGAGTGGGAGACTCTGGCCGGCGGCGGCATCCGTGTCGTGGGCGCCGGGACGGGTGTGGCAAGCGTGAACGCGGACCTCATCATCATTGACGACCCGATAGGCAAGCGGGAAGAGGCCGAGAGTCTGGCGCACCGGGACCGCGTATGGGACTGGATCACGTCCGACATCCTGGCCCGCTGCGAGCCGCACACTGCCGTCCTGTTCAGCATGCCGCGCTGGCACCAGGACGACCCCGCAGGACGCATCCGTGACCGCCAGGGCGACCGCTGGCACATCATCGACCTACCAGGCAAGGCAGAGCCCAACGACCCGCTAGGACGCACTGAGGACCAGCTCCTGTGGCCTGAGTTGCGGGGCCAGGAGTGGATGGACGAGATGCGCACCGACCTGGGCGAGTACGGCTTTGCCTCGCTCATGCAGGGACGGCCGCGTCCACGCGAGGGCGGCATGTTCCGCTGGGAGTGGTGGCAACTCATGGACGCCCGCCCTGCCAGTGGCGACATGGTGCGCTACTGGGACCTTGCAGGCACGCAGCCCAAGGGCAAGGGCCACGATCCAGACTGGACCGCTGGTGCGCTCCTGTGCCGGATGCCCGACAAACGCACCGCCATCGTGGACATTGAACGGTTCCGCAAGTCGATTGCCGCGCGGGACGCCGAGATCGAGAGCGTCTGCCGCGAAGACCTGCTGGCCTATCACGGCCGCATCCGCTGGTGGATCGAAACCGAGGCGGGCATTGCCGGCGAGGAGCGCACGGCGGAACTGGTGCGCCGCCTCCAGGGCGTCGGCATGCCTGTCTATACCGAACACCCGACCGGCAGCAAGGTGCTCCGTGCCGAGCCACTGGCAAGCAAGGCCGAGGCGGGCAATCTGGTCCTGTGTCCCGGCGATTGGCGTGACCCCTTCCGTGCCGAGGCGGCTGACTTCCCGCACGGCAAGCATGACGACCAAATCGACGCCGCCGCCGGGGCCGACGCCAAGCTTTCCGTCCCGAGCAACGTACCTACGCACTTCCATTTCCCGAGGTAGCGCGCCATGATTACCATGCCGACGACCGACGTAACCGACCGGGCCAACAAGCCTGGCGATGGCCCGCTCCGCTCCGGTGGGCAGGAAGGCGGCGCCTCGACCGCCGACAGCGAGCTTCCAAGCACCCGTAGTCCGGCATCGGAGGAGCAGCAGCCGGGCGTGGTCCTGTGCCGTGACCTGTGGCGCGGGACCGACACGGTACGCGCTGCCGCCCAGGCGTATCTGCCCAGGGCGCCCGGCGAGGACATGGTTGACTACCGCTCCCGCCTTGCGCGCTCGGTCTTCCACAACTTCTTTCGCCGCACCGTGGAGGGCCTGACCGGCCTTGTGTTCGCCCGTGATCCGGTGCTGTCGGAGGACGTTCCGGCGCAGATCGTCACGCACTGGG